GCAAGTCTACAGGCAGGGAAGCGGCAGAACGGGGTACAGCTATTCACGCCATTATTCAGGGTTACTTTGAGCAGATGTATATGCCTGAAAAACCTGCGTACTTGGAAGGTATAGACAAGGCCCTAGCTGACGCATTTGGTAACCAGCCGTGGATTAGCGAAAAATCATTCGGTCATCCGCTGGGCTTTGGTGGTAAGGTTGATTTGATGGCTAAACCTATTAACGGTCAAGGTACTGGTTTTGTAGTGGACTTTAAGACCAAAGAAACCGACTTAGACAAGGTAGATGTTTACTTTGAGCATGAAATGCAACTGGCGGCCTACAGAGAGGGTCTAGGAATGCCCACAGCACGGTCTGCCATCGTTTTTGTCAATGCCCTTACCAATCAGGTCAGGTTAATAGAAATCGAGCAGGACAGGCTTCAAAAGGGCTGGGAATGCTTTGAGCATTTGTTGCGGGTTTATCAGATCAAGAACGGAATATAATGGGTTATGGGCGGCAGGGTAGACAAAATCTATGCTCCTTCACGGGACTGCCGACCCACCTCATTAGGGCGTTAAGCCGCCATTGTAGGATGCAGTAATTGGGTAATTTTGCGGCTTTCTCGCCCATTGCTAGTAACTGCTAAATACAGCCCAATTATTTTTTAATTTTGTTGTTTTTTTGGTAAATAATGCTTGTGTTGTTAAGTTGGCTTAACTATACTGGAGTTACTCCATTGGGGAGTGAGATAGAAAAAGGAGATTCAAATGAAATACATCAGCGTAGTGGACACAGCAAAATTAATCAGATTGGCTTTAAAAGAATCATTTGCTGGCGTTAAGTTCAGCGTCAAAAGCAGTAGTTATGCTGGCGGTGCAAGTATCAATATTTCTTACACTAATGGCCCTACTCAAAAACAAGTAGAAAGCGTTGTTAGCGTGTTTGAGGGTAGTTATTTTGATGGTATGCAAGATTACAAAGGTCAAAATTACGCTAACTTAAACGGTGAAGAAGTTAAATTTGGTGCTGACTTTGTGTTTGTTAAAAGAAACCTAACAAGCGACTTTTTAACTGGTGTTGTAGTTGATGTTTGTAACGAGTATGGCCTTGACAATGAAGTAACTATTTATGTCAGCAATTACGATCAAGCGGCCAGCGTTAGCAATGTTAGCGACAACGAAGATAGCAAAAAAAGGGGTTTTTTACCATACGACATTCAAAGGTTGATTTACAACAAAGCTGGCGAAACAAGTTTGTGCGAAACACAGCAAAGCAAAACTGTTTCAAGCGTTTACAGCATGGGTGACGATGGTTACGGTCAGGGTTGTGTTGGCAGATTAGCGGCTTAAGGGGGTTATATGAATATCAAAACCTTAGAAAACAGTTTGTACTGGCAGGAATATGTTTTAAATCAGAGCAAAGACCCAGTACAGATTGAGCGTGTTAAGAAAGCTATTGGTACTTTAAACGGTCAAATCGTTGATTTGAAAAAAGAAAACGATGCTTTAAGAAAGCAATTAAAAACAGTTTGTAACGCATTAATGGAAAGGAAATTGACATGAATTTGCAAAAATTACAACAAAAACTACCAGCATTGCCAAACTTTAAATTTGTTGGTAATGACTTTGTAGAAGTTTTAGAACAGCCGTATAGTTTTATTAGGGATGACAAGTTGTTTATTAGCGGTGAAAACGGTGATAACGCTTGTGATTATTACGGTGAGTTTAGGGGCGGTTACCCATACATCAACCCAGCTTTAGAAGCGTTTGCCGCTAAAAACGGTGGGTTCTTTGAATGGGAAAATCCAGCTTGTATCGTGTTTTGTAAAAATTAATCAATGGCAGGTCGGCTACTAGTTAGACAAGTACTCGCAGACGAACGCTCATAATAGAACTGACCTGCCGCCCCACTTAGGAAAACCATGAAATATTTATACCTATTAACACCACTAGCATTAGCGGCTTGCAGTTCTTATGAACCACCCAATGTCACGCTAGAAACCGATAAACAAGCGTTTCACATGACCCGTGCTCAAGTTATTCTTGGCATAAATGAATGTGAAGATGCTGGTACACGCCCTGTAGTCATTACAGCCAAGCGTAAGATTAACGGTGTTACCACAGATGTTCCAGTAGAAGTTACCTGCAACCCCCGTTACAAAATATTCCACTAGGAGATCAACATGAGAGATTTTATTTTAGGCGGTTTGATGGCCATGTTTATTTGTTTGGTGGTATTTGGCACTAATTACCTGATGCACGGCAATGCAATATAAAAAGTTTGACCAACGACTGCATGATGCGTGTGATCCCCCTGCCCGTAATGCGGTCGCTGAGTGGCTTAAAAACCTTTGGCTTGTCGATGCCTTACCCAACCCTGATAAATACGCTGTAGACCTCGTATTGAGCCGTAAAGGGGAACATATTGGGTATGCAGAAGTAGAAGTGCGTGATTGGGGTATGGATTTTTGCCCATACGACACAATCCACATAGCTAAACGCAAAGAAAAGCTGTTTAACCACCCCCGTACTACGATGTATGTAGTCACCCGTGACCTAACCCATGCTTATTGGATCAGGGCAGATAAGATTAAGAATTGCCCCGTAATTGAAGTACCCAACACCGCAGTAGCTAGGGAAGAATACTTTTACGATGTACCCAAAAATCTGTGGAAATATGTAGATTTACGGGAATTGTTTTAAGCGTAGGGCCTTGTTCCAGCTTTATCAATAATTAAAGACTGTCTGCGAGGATTATCCCCAGCAACATTAGGCACAGAAATATGTGTCCAGCGGTCAAATTCTCGAATAAGTTGGTCATATCCAATCCCCGATGCAATAACAGCCTTAACGACTTCATCAGGGGTCATGTTTGGTACACGAATATCTGCGGCACAACCAATCCGATGTTGACTGCTGTCCTTTGATCCTACAGCATCATTTACTTGCTTGCAACGGAACGCTGAATTGACCATGATTGGTTTGCCGCCAAGCACTTCCTTAACTTGTTCTAGGAACAACGCTAAACGCTCTAGGTTGGCTTTTTCAGCATCATTAGGGGTATTGTCAAACTCACGGTGATCCGTGTGTGTAAGTTCTTCTAGCGTAAAGTGCTCGGTCAATTTGGTCATTTTCTCATCATTCATTTAATTTCTTCCGTATTGTCTTTACTGCCTTGTGAACTACCAAAATAAAACGATAAGACTTGACCTGCGGCTGAAGTAATAAATCCAAGGGCAAAGATGACTAATTGCTGTTGGTCATTGGGAGTATCTACAAACATCAATACGCCAATTAATAAAAAGGCTAGACCTACCACCCCTAAAGCTAAAGTTGGAACTACCATCTTTTCTAGTTTGGTGGCGTTCTCTGAAGTAGCGACTTCTGCGTAGGCTTTACGGGCAGAATCACGGTCTTGGGCATCCATTTTGGCGTATTCAAGGTCAAGTTCTTTAAGTTTAAGGGTAAGGTCAGGGTTACCCGTTAAAGCGGCTGTAACGCCTTCTACGGTAGCGTCATCCACGCCTAGCTTGTCAGCTAACCAACCTACTGCCGCACCCCCTGCTGGGCCAGCCACCGCAGTAGCAAGAACAGGTGCAACACCTTTAAGAATTGAAAGCAAAGTATCCATTATTTTTTCCCGTATTTTTCTCGTTCTTCAAGTAATTGAACTTTTACCTGAAGTTGGTGGATGTCTGTATAAATTTCATTTCTAAGTCTATGCCTTGCTTCAGCAGAAAGCGGTGAATCAGTTGGTACATTTTCCTTAGTAATCAAAGCTGGCATCTGCCCTTCAATCTTGGTAAGTCGTGTAGAAAAGTCTGATACTTGACCTAATAACCAAGCTAAACACGCTACAACAATGGGCAATACCGCTTTTAAAATATCTTGAATATTCATTATTTAATACCCCAAGTTAAATACCACGCTATAAATGCCGCTACAAAAAAGCACCAAAACTGCACCCGTCTGACAGCTTTAAGATCGTGCTGATATTCTTCGTTATCCTTGCGTTCCAAATTTTCAATATCCAGCTTGATTTTAAGGACTGCTTCCCACTCTTTTGCACCGTACTTTTTAACAAAATCAATCTTTAGCTTGGCTTCCTCATCGCTAATTTGTTTCTTTTTTTGCCAATCTTCCAATGCTTTTATTAATGCTCGTTGCTTCCTAAACTCTGCTTCACGCCTAGCCCTAATTCGGTCATTTGCTTGTTTTTGGGCTACATCAACAGCGTCTTGCTGTACGCCCTCAATACTTTTAGAAAGCTGGTTGGCGGCTTCTCGCCCCGAATCAAGGCTATTACTAAGAGCCTTTACGCCTTCAGAAATGCCGTATGGATCAGGCACATCATTTACTTATTGGAAAACAGATGTGCGATAAAACCCACGCAGGTACTAATAGCCGATACAAACCCCATGCCGACCCAAAAACCACCACGACTGCGGTTAGCCATTGCAACAAGTTCATCAAT